TCACCGGCGGGATGCCCGGCAGCGGGGCGCGCGTGCGCGCTTGCAGCGGCCACACTTGCACGGCGCCGTCGGTGATCGCGGCCGGAGTTGCGCCGGCGGTGATCGTGGGCGCTGCAGCGCCCAACAGGCCGTCACCAGCGGCCACGATGAGTTCGCCGGTGGGCAGGGCGCGCACGTCGGTGGCATACACCTGTTCATTGTTCGCGCGTGCCGCCGCTTGGTTCGGGGCGGCTAGGCGTGCCGCCGCTTGCGCAACGCGGCGGCGGGTCTGCAGTTCGAGGCCGCCAACAGGCACGCGGGCGCCGGTGTCAACGCGGCGCAAGCGGTTGTCCCGGCCGGTGAACACGTCCGAGCGCGTGAACGGCAATTGTTGGTTGGGCGTGGCAGGCAAGGGCGTGCCGGCCCAGGTGCCGCCGTCGGTCGCCTGCAGCGTCAGGACACCCGCAGAGAACAGGGCCAGCGTGGCGGCCGTGTCGTCGAGATAGGTAAAGTCCGAGTCCGGCAGGGTCACCGAACCCGATTCGGGCACGTTGATGGTGCGGCCGTCGCGGAAGGACAGAGAAACCAGCCGTTGCGAGTTGTTGACGATTTTCATGGTGTGGCCCTTTGTTGGGTACGGTTGTAAAACTCCACGATTTTCCGGTGCCGAATCGCGCATTCCGCCAGGACCGCCAGGGCTTGCCGAAACTCCTTTTCCCACTCGTCATAGTCGAGCGAGGTGGACAACTGCAGCGGCCCGCAAGGCTGGGCCAACTCAGTGTCCAGCGGCGGCAGCGTTGAACGCGTCGATGGCGGCGTTACGGTCGCGCAACCGCTCAAGGTCAGGGCGACAGTCAACAGGCAAAGGCTTTTCATAGGGCCTCACGTGGATAGCGGCGATTTTTGCACGGGCGGCGCGGGCTTGCGCGGCGGCGTCTTTTGCCGCTCCCGTCATTTCGCGCGCTGCGGCCTTGAACTCGACCAAGTCCGCGTCGGATTGGTCCGCGCGTTGCGTGGCCTGGGCCGTCTTGACGCGCTGCAACGCGATGTCCCCGCGCAAGCCTTGGACCCAGGCCCCGAACGCGACGCCGGCCAGCACAGCGGCCACGGTCAGCCAGGCACGGACGGCGGGCGTGATCGGGCTCACCGCAGGGCCTCGACGTTCTCGGCGGCCCGTTGGGCGCGCTCGGCACGGTGGAGCATGGCCGGGCCGTTGATGGTGCGCGTGATCGCGTCCCAATTCGAGGCATCGGCCAGTAAGTTGCATTTGTTGACGTGCCAGAACCACGCGGCCGTCAGGGCGGCGGTCATCGGCTGGGTGACGTCCTTGGGGTTGCCGACGAGGTCCAACCCGAGCGCCTGGCCGGCGTCGGCGTAGTTGTGGCGGCCGGTCAACTGGAAAATGCCGCGGCCTCGAAACCGCCAACCGTCCCCGCTGGCCTCGTCGCCGTTGCCATTCTTGAGCGAGTAAACCCGGTTTGCCAGGCCCTCGGGGTTGCGGCAGAACTTGGCCGCCTCGGCCATGGACGCGACACGCGTGGGGAAAACCTGGCGCACGCGTTCGGGCGTGCGGTAAAACAAGTTTTCTTCCAAGTCGGTCAGGTCTTTGGACTCCACGCCTGCGTTCGCGAAGAACCCGGCCAGCCGTGCCGGCGTGTTGATTTCGAACCGCCGGCAGGCGGCCCACAAGGGCGTCAAGAACTCCCGCGCCTGCGTGGGCGCAAAGCCGCACGCAACCAACTGTCGGAGTTCAAGCGCGAGAGTCACGACCGCAACCCCTTGACCGCCTCGGCGGCATCGCGTGTGACCTCGGCGGCGTCCTTGTCCTTGCGGCGGTACAGCCACAAAGCGCACCACCTTGAGACGTACCACCCAGGGGCGGCCGTGGCGATCAACAGCGCGTTGCGGTGCGTGTTGTGCTGCAACCATGGCGCCGCCGCGCCCATCATGTCCACGATCCAGTCGCCGAAGCACACGCAGAACAGCCCGGACGACATGAGCCGCACGACGAATTCTTGGCGCGAAAACGTGCCGTCCGGGCGTTCGGGGGGCGAGGCCAGGAACAGAAAGCACGCGCCGACCACGCCCAAAACCGCTTTCAGGCCCACGGCCTTCGCGGTTGCGGCGATGAGGTGGGCAAGGCCGGCGGCCCATTCTGCGAACAGTTCGGTGGACATTGTTTTGCGTTCCATGATGCAAGTTCCCGCAATGTAACAGCGATCAAGTCCCGGCAGGGTAGCCAGGATGCGCCGGGACCGTCGGCCAATTGGCCGGGTCGGCTGGCATGGCGAGGCCGAGCAGGTCGCGCAACGCGCGGCGGTACTCGAAGAACGCCACCACATCGGGGGCGCCCAACACCGTGTCCCCCAGCGCGGCAGCTTCCACGATGCGTTCGACCGTGGTGGAGGTCTTCACCAGCGCGGCGCGCGTCTGCGCCTGCAGGGCGGCCCACTGTTCGGCCAGGCTGGGGCCGGGGTCGCTTTCCAGCGCATCGGCGGGAGGCACCACGCCGACAGCGTCAATGGTGACGTGCTGGCGGTCTGCGGTCCAGTAGGCGAAGCCGCGCCAGTCGGGCACCACTTCCCATTCGGCGGTCGGGTCAAAGCCCAGGGACCGCGCGGCCTCGTTCGGCCCGAGTTCGGGAGGAGGGACCAAACGGCCTTCGAACGGGACTTGCGGCAGGCCGTCGGGGTCTTCGGGGTTCAGGTCAGCAAACACCGGCGAAGGCGTGGGCGTCCACACGTTGGCCGAATTGACGAGGTAAATTTGCGGGCGTTCCATGTTGGGCGTCCTTTCGGGTTAGCGGTACTTGACCCAGGCCATAAAAGGCACGTTGACCGGGCGCGCTTCGGACCCGCCCGAAGCATCGGTGCTCATGTTCGAATTTTGCCCGGTGCCGTTCGTGGCCGTGTCCGCGTCGCCTTCCGAAGTGCCGATGCGGACGTTGTGCGCGTGGCTCAAGTTCTGCGAACCCTGCACGCGGCCGACGCCGCGGGTGGCAAAGTCCGGGTCCGTCGTGTCGCCGTCGTGGTAGAAGCGAGGGAACAGGCCGCGCACGTTGGGAAGGCGGAAGGTCGTGGCGCCGTCACCGCTCGAATAGAAACCGCGGTTCAACGCGTCGCCGGTCCACGCGGCATCCGAAATGACGAGGCCCGCAGCGTTTGCCCAGGCCCACAAGTCCGCGTAAATGCCCGTGCGGGACACCAAACCGCCGTTCATCTTGACGCCGCCGGGCACGGTGCCGGTGCCTTGCACCAACACGGTTTCCCCCACGCGCGAGTCGGAGAACACCGAAGCCCAATACCCCGCCGAGCTCGTCGGGTCTTGAGCTCCCGCGCCGGCCGGGCCGCTGTTCGCAAGGGCGCGATACAACACGCCGTCGGATCCGAAGACAAGGGCCGGTGTTTCGTAATCGACCAAGTCGCACCAACCAAGGACGCCATGCTTGTCCAGCAGGTTCAACAGGGTGGAGGTCTGGAAGTTGTATTGGTTTTCCCCCGCCGAGTTCACCGGCGTGCCGTACTTCCAGCCGCTGGCGAGCATGACGGCCAGGGCCGCCGGGTCGCGGTAGGCGGCGCCCGCGATTGGCGTGGCCGGGACTCCAACGGTTGCCGCCGAGGCGAGCACGCCGGGCGCTTTGACGTTACGGGTTGAGGCCATAGCCCACTCCTGCAAATGCGATGTCTGCCGCCCCGGATTCAACGTCAGGGGCGAAAGCCAGAGGGTAACGGAAATTCACCGCCACGACGCGGGCCGTGGTCGGCAACGGCATTTCAAATTGGTGGTCCGCTTGGTTGTTCGAGACGTCACGCAACAGGGCCGCCAACTTCTCGCCCGACGTGCCGGTGGGCACGGTAAACGAAACGTCGCTTAAACCCTCGTTACGCACGCTCACGGGGATGCCGTAAGCAAATTTTCCGTACCACATGAGCTCCGGCGCGGACCCATGCCGGGTGTGGTTCTTGAGGATCTTGGATCGGATGGCCGCACGATAACGGATATCGTCCGCTGGCACGGCGCCGGCGGTCGGGGCGTTGGTCACGAAGGCATCGGCCACGTCTGCGGCGCCTTCGCCCTCGTCCGGCGTGAAATAGACGATGCTTCCCGCGTCCACCGTTGGCCGGGGGTAGGCGCCCACAATCCGGCCGATGACTTCCAACGCGTGTTCGGTCGCGTCGTCCAGCGTGCGCAGGGTGCGGACCTGGCGGGCCACGTCCACCAGCTGTTGAATTTGCGCGAAAAGCGGCGCCTGTACCGCCCGCAGGACGGGCGAGGCAATGACGACGTCTAAGGTGTCGTCGGTCATGGTCACACCACCGTCACGTCAATGTTCGCGTCCGTGAACCGGGGGTATTGGTTCCACGGGGTCGCGATGTCGGCGGTGCCCACGGGGGCGGGCGCCGTGCCCAGGGTCAGGGCCTGCACCTTGTGGCCCGGGACGAAGTTCAACGGGGTGTAGAGGCGCGAGCGTTCGACCGTGGCCCCTGGCCCGAACCCTTCCGTGCCGAAGCCGTCGGTGATGCCCAGCGCCGGGGCGCCGCCTTGCACGTAAGCCAGGACGGCCGCTTTGATCTGGTCCACGCCGTCAGCCGGGAACACGGTGGGGTTCGTGACGGCAATTTGCACCGACACGTAAATGTCAAGCGGCGCCGGGCGCGTCCACTGCACCGGATAGGCTTCACCGTTTTCATCGTACAGCGTGAACGACTCGGCCCCGTAGAACGCCGCCGTGACGCCGGTACGCGCGAGCAACGTGGCCGCAATGTCCGCGTCTGCCCCGCCCACGACGACGGCGGCCACGGACTTCCCGGGGATGCCCCGGCCGTCGGTGGTCAAAGTGTTGTTCTGATACACCCGGGCATAGGTGACGCCCTCGACGTTCGCCAGGTTGGCAAACACTGCGTCCACGGGGCCCGCGGCCGGCGCCATGGTGGACAGCCCACGGCGCACCCGCATTTGCGCGGGCGTTTCGAGGTTGCGGCCCACCACCAGCGTCCCCGGTGTGAACGAAGCCCAACCGGCCACGGGGGTCACGATGCTGGTAGGCGGAATGGTCACGGGTCCGGTGACGCTGCACGTCACGTTGCCGGTGCCGCTGCCTGCCCCGTCCAAGACCACGTCCGCGTCGCTGGTCCAACTGTAGATCCCGTCCGCGTCTGAAACGGTCTGACCGGCCGGAATGGTCACGCCAGGCGTGCCCGCGAAGGTGCACCCGGAGACGCGCGAGGGGGCCGCGTCAAGCCGACGAAGGCCGTTCAGTTGGATCAACGACGCCAACGCCGCTTCGCTGGCCTTGTCGGGGTCGAATTGGTTGTAAACCTCGGCCATTTCTTCCCACGCTTCGCCCAGCAACGAAAGCGGGACGAGGGCGATTTGCATGGCCGGGTCGGCGCCGGAAAAATCCGGTTGCAGGCGGTCGCCGGTGACGGGGTCCGTGATCTGTGCGAGTTCGGTGGTGGCCTCGGCCAAGATGTCGGCCAGCCGCTTCGCTTCAAAACCGGAGGGAGTAACGCCGCTCATGTGTCAGGCTCCCACGGTCACCGTGACCGTTTCGCTTTTCCCGCTGGCGAGGGCCAGCACCACCACCGCTTCAACCGAGACGCGGCGGCCTTTGGCCGTCACGGTCATGGAATCCACGCGGTCGGCTTCGGGGTCGCTCAAGATCGCGCGCCGCAACAGGGCTTCCACTTCGGCTTGCGATTTCTTGCCGCCCATAATGCCCCCTTCGCCGACGTAAGGCACGCCCAATTCGGTGTCAAAGACCCAATCCCCCAACTGCGTGCGCAAACGCATGTAGAGGCGGTCCCGAGCGGCGTCCGACTCATAGGACCGCACCAACACGCCGCCGCGGATTCGAAAATCCGGCACGCCGTTGGATCGGTCAAGGGCCAGGGAAAAGGTCATGTGGTAACGGGGCCGGTAGTGCCCCCGCCGGTTAGGTCGTGCCGGTGGTCGTCGAAGGGTTCGCCGGCGATTGTAAGGCCCGCCGGCGTCACACTGAGCACGAAAGGCCCGGCCGTCAACGTGATGCCGGCCGGCGTGACCGACACCGAGCACGCCCCCGCATGCAAGGCGGCCACGCCCGGCGACACGCTGGCGCGCGTCAAACCGTCGGCCGTGCGCACCTCGACCGCCGTGGATGACGGCGCCATGATCGGACTCGAAGCGCGGCGCAGGCCTGGCAAAAACACGGCGTCGGTCAAGTCGTGGTGTCGGGGGCTGGCCGCGTCCGGGGCACGCACCACGCCGGCGCCGAATTGCCACGTGTCCAAGGCCCGGTCGCACACGATCAACAAACCGTCGTCCCCCACCGACACGGGGACCGTCACGAACACGCCCGCCGCTTCGGACCCCAACGCCTGCAGGGGCACGCCGCGAATGACGGGCAACCGCACTTCCTCGGTCGTCTCCAACCGCTGCGCCAGGCTGACGGCCGGTTGCACGTCCACGGTCGTGCCGTCGGCCCCAACGGCCACGACGACGCCGGGGATGGCCGTGCGCAGGTTCAGCGCCAGCCGGTCAAACAGCACGCGCAGGGCTTCGGCGGGGTCGGTGTCGGCGGTGGCGATGGTCATGGCTTAGAACAGGTGCAACGACTGCGCGCGAAGTTGCGCGGCGCCGTGGGTGTCAAACGTCAGGGTCACCGACGTGGCTTTGTACGTGCCGTTCACGCTGGGGTTCACCGTTGATTGCACGCGCATTTCGTCACCCGGGCGCATGCGTGCGTCAAACAGCGCCGTGACCTGCACGCCGACTTTCGCTTGCAACGGCCCGTTGAACAGCGGCACGGCCGACAACAGGTTGTTGCCCGACGTGAAGGTGAACGAACGGCCGGTGGTGCGCTTGTCTGCAATGGCTTGAAACACGCCGTCTTGCACAGACCACGAAAACCCATGTGCGTCGGCCAGTTTGTTCAAGACGTTTTGCGAGCTCCCGCCCAACGCGGCGCCCTTGGGGCCCAACGCGCCGTCAACGTCGATTTGCCCCAGCGCCACGCCCGGCAGGTTGCGCGCGACGTCTCGGATAACGTCGCCCAGGGGCACGCCGCCAGCGAACGCCCGAGAGTAGGCCCCGCGCGAGATTCCGCCCCACCCGTCCAACACCGTCATGCGCGTGACGATGTCGGGGCCCTGGCGCTCGGAGTAGACCGCCAGCACGCCGCCATTGCACACCACACCAGTCGAAGACGTGTCGGACGCATAGCCCGCCAGAATCTGCACCTTCGTGGAGTTCGCGCGCAGGGCCTGGCGCGTTTCCTTGGACAGGTTGTAAAGCAACAAATCCGTTTTGTTGGGCTCCCCCGTCACGGTCTTGTTCGCCGTGAACGCGACGCGCAAACGCGAGTTGGACCCGTCGGCCACGATGCGCAGGGCCTGGGCCGGGTTGTTGGCTTGCCAGTCGGCCAGCGGCCCCACCAGCAGTTCGCAACGGCGCAAGAATTCAGCCATGGTAAAGGTCCGACAGGACGAAAGGCAGCGCCGTGACGTTGATCGTGGACATGGGCGCCAGGGTTTCGAACTCCTCGGGCGCAAACCAATACAGCCGGCCAATGACGCCCAAACCGTCGTCGGTGGGCACGTCGCCCCCGTCTGAGGTCAGCATGCGCAGCTGCCCCACAGTGCGGGTCAACTGCGGCAGCGACGAAAACAGGTTGACCCCAGGCACCAAGGCCAGGCCGCGCGCCAAAGGCTGGTCGGCCGCGTCGAAGACGTCCAGAAACCACCCCGGCCGCGACGCGTTCCAGTAGCTGCGCAGGGTCAACAGCACGTCACCCAAGACGATTTCAAATTGGCGGTCAGGCGCCGAGGTCAACGGGATTTCAGCGGCCACGATCAACCCCCGGTCAGTTGGCGCAACAACGACGGGGATTCGACCGGCTGGGGCTGTTGCCGCCCCGCCTCGACCTTGGACGCGGCGCCCTTGCGGCCCACGCGCGAAGCGGGCAGGGTGACGCGCTCCAACGCGACTTCGGGCACCTCCTGAAAGGTGATCCGACCGCGCAGCGCACCGGTGAAAGGCCCGACGTTTTCGGCCGTCACGCCCACGATGACCATGGACGGGTAAAGCCGGTGGCGCGTCACGACCTGCCACCGCTTGCGCGCCTTCAACCGGGTGCGCAGGGCGTCGAGCACGTTGGCCGCGCGGGTGCCATAGCTTGACCCCTGGGCGTCCAAGTTGCTCACGATCCACGAAACCGAAAGTTGGTCGGGTTGCTCGGCGACGTGGTCGGACACCAACGCGCCCGACTCGGTCGCGTAGGTTGTGGCCTGGGCGGAAAAAGTGTGGAACTCACCCAAGCGGCCGTCCACTTCGGCGCCCTCGACAATCACCAAGTCCGTGCCGCCGAACAGTGCAATGGTCATGTCAGTTAGCCCCCAGCGGGCCCAGCATGCCAGGCGCCGACATTTGCGTGGACAGACCCGCGCGGCCTGCGACTTCCGCGCCAACTGCGGCCGGGTCGCCGGCGCCGTGCACTTCGATGTTCACGGTGTTGCCGCCGCCTGCAGCGCCCGCGCGGCGCGCGAGAATTTCGGAGTGCACGGGCACGTCGTTGAACGTGGCGGGCGATTGCATGGCCGCGTCGGTGGTGCCGGTGATGCCCACCAGCTTTAAGAAACTGTCCACCAGCGAGGCCACGCCCTTCGTCATGTTGACGATGAAATTGTTAAGGCCCACCAGCACCGACCACACCCAGCCAATCGCGGTTTTCAGCGCCTGGCCGAGGCGCGGGCCCAGCCATTTCGCGAGCTCCCCGACCATGTCGATTAGTTCGGCGATGGCAGGATAAGCCTCGCGAAACTCCCGCACCCAATCGCCAATCACCGACTTGCCGCCGGTGAAAAACACATACAGGTCTTCCAGCACCAGCACCAGGCCGGCAACAGCGGCAGCGGTCAGCCAGAACGGCCACGTGGCCGCAACGGCCGACACCCCCAGCGCGACAAGCGCGAGCGCGGTGGCGACGGCAATGGCCCGGGTGGCGTCGAGTTGGCGGCCGGACATTTCCAGCGGGCCCAACAGGTCGCCCAGGGCCGAGGCGGCCCAGGCGATGAACCGGCCGACCATTTGGAATCCGAGGGCGACGCCTTCAACGACCTGTTGAACGCCTGACCCGATCCACTTGTGGTTAAGCACGATCCAATTCGCCAGCGCGTCCGCGCCCTGCGTCAGGCCCGGCAACAGGCCCACGGACACGGCGCGGCCCAGGCCCCGGACAATCTCGGTCAACCGGCGATAGGCCCGCCCGAACGTGGTGGCCCGCGCGGTCGCGTTCTCGTCGAGCACCAGGCCCAGCAACTGCGCCTCCTGCGCGAGGCGTTCAACCTCGGCGCGGCCGTTGCGTAGCACGGTCAAGGTGCCCGAGCTCAGGCCCAGGCGGTCGGCAAACTGCATTTGCCGTTGTTTGGACATGCCGGCCAGGCGGTCGGCAATCGCCAACAACAGGTCGTCGGCCTTGCGTACCTGGCCGGACGCGTCCCGCGCGCTGATTCCGAGCATATACAACGTCTGGTTGTATTCCCCAGGAATCGGGCTGTTCATGGTCTTGGTCAGGTTCGCCAGGTCTTGCGCGAGCTCCTGCGAACTCCCGCCCAGGATGTTCGCCGCGTACCCCAACGCCTGCATGCGCTGATAGCTCACGTCCATGCCTTCGGCAAAGCGCGATTCCTGTTCGATGGCCTTAGCCTGTTCCATGGCGTAGGCCTGCACGGCCGACGCGGCGGCGGCCAGGGCGGCCCCCACCATGACCGCCGTTTTGCGCACGCGGTCAATCACACGTTCGTAAGACGTGGCGTTTGCCTCGGCCCCTGGCGCGATGTCCAGCCCGAGGAGGGTGACGAGTTCGTCAACGACTGACATGCTTTTCAGCCTCGCGGTGTTGTTCCCATTCTAGCCAGTCGTGAAGGTCTAGCATGTCGTGCATTTGCCAGATTTCCGCCCACGAATAACGCCAGTCGTTCAACTCCCGCAGGGTGCAGAACCCGGCCCGGATGAGGCGGCCCAACGCATAGTCCACTTCCCACCCTTCGGGAATCCGCACCGATGGCCGGCGCGCACCGGTCAGTTCGAGGCCGGGGCGCCTTTCCCGAAAAAACCGGTGCAGTTCTCGCGCAGCGCCCACACCATGACCGGGAACAGGTCTTGGGGGCGGTCGCCAAAGTGGCGTTCAACGGCGGCGCGGTCGTGCAACTTGATGTCGGCGAACAGCTGCCCCACCAAGCATTCTTCCCCGGCCCGGTAGAGCGCGTCCACCTTGACGTTCTGCAGGCCGCCCGCCAGGGCGGACAACACGGCGGCGTCGTCGCCCAACACGTCCAGCACTTTGCCGGCCAGGGAGTCGGCCACGGTGCTCGGGTCCGCCGTCTTTTCGGCCGCGCGGTTTTTCAGCGTGCCCAACAGGGTCGAAACGGTGGCGGCGTCCGACAGGGCCCCGGCCAGGGCCTGCGCGACAACCGTGGCGATGCGGCCCGCCGTCAACGGGGGCAGCTTCACCAAGCGGTAAGCCTGGCCGTTGATGGTCTTTTCAAGGATGGCGGTCATTGCGGCATGCGGATGCGTTGAACCTTGCACTTCACGGTGCGCGGCGTGGCGGTCTTGCCGCCGGTGGCGATGTCGCCAGGCGTCGAAATGCTGACACCTTCAAGGCGCACCGTTTCGTTTGCCGAGGTCAACACGGACACGTTCAGCAGGCGAGCGGCGGCGGTTTCCTGCGCGGACCAAAGGCGGTTCACCGTGTCAAGGAAAGGCGAGGTGGGCAGCATGTCCAACTCAAATTCCCCGCTTCGGTCGGTCGTGAACGTGGTCACGGCCACATCCAAGCCCACGTCCACGTTTGAACCCTCGGCGCTCGGAATGATGCGGATGGCGTCGCCGGGGGCGAAGCCTTCCACAATCTGGCCGTCAAAAATGACCGTGCAAACGGCCTGAGAAAGGAACAAAGGATTGCGCGCCATGGCTGGGGCTCCTCAGAGGGTCAGGAATAGGCGTTGACGTCGATGGCGAGGGAATGAATGGCCCCGGCCAAATTCACGTCGATGCGCATGGGCGGGCCCACGCGGGCCGCGCGGTCGGCAACGGTCATTTGCGCGAGCGGCGTGGGCGTGATGAGGTAGGCCGGGTCCATGCGTTCGCCGGTGGCCGTCGTCAGGTCGATGACCGGGCGAGGCGACAACGTGCCGTTGAACACGTAGCGTTCGCAAATGCCCGTTGCCGCGTCCACGAACAGTTGTTGGCCCTGCACGGTGTAAGGCACCTTGCCGTTGCGCAACCACACGTTGTAAATCGCGGCGCTGAGTTCTTCCTGCAGGTTGTCCAAGTTGATGACGTCATCGAAGAACCACGACGGGTTCGCGGTGTCGCCTTCGCGGAAGACGCGCGAGGTGTTGCCGGTGAGGGTGAACGTGTTGTAGCCCTTGGACTTCAACACCTCCCACTCGGTTTCCGACACCTGCACGTAGGGAATGCCCGGCAGGTCTTGAAACTTGGCGGTGAGAGTGGAATTCTTCACCGCGTAGTTCACCGACAACATCGTGGCGAGAATGGACGCGTCGGGATAGTACGCCGGATTGTCGTGGTACTGCGGCGCGACACGGAATTGGCCGGCGGACACGCTCACCGGTCCGAGGTCGGTGGTAGACACCGGATCTTTTGCGGCCGGGCTGTTCGAGACGAGGGGCATGGCCGCGCGGTTCGCTTGCGCCCAGGCGCCGGCCAGCAACTGCGCGGCGGTGTCGCGGTAGCCGGCGTCCAGCACCCAGCCGTAAACGAACCGGCCCGAGGCGCGGGCCGCCTGGCGGATCAACGACAACTCAGTGTCGAGCGTGCCCGGGGTGTAACCGCCCTGAGCGGTGCCGGTGCCCTGGCGGCCATTCAGCAGGCCCGGCCCGCTCATGTCGGTGCCGGCGCCAGTCGGTTCGAGGAAACCCACGGTGGACGCGTCGCCCGTGGTGCCGCTGGTGATCTGGAATTGGTTGGACGCGGCCAGGTAAACCACGGTCGCGGCAGCGTACCCGCCGCCGCCAATGGCGCGGATGGCCGTTTGCAGGGCAGCGGCCACAGCGGCCAGGTTCGCAGCGGCCGAGAAGTTCAGGCCCGCGACGTTGTTGGAAACGCCGTTGATGGTCACTTTCACCGAACCGGTCGTGACCGCTTGGAAGGCCGACAGGGTGCCGACGGCGCCGGTGCGCAGGTAACCCGCCTGGGCGGCGGTGAAGACCTGGGCGACGGCCAGGGTGCGGGCGCGCTTGGTGGGGGCGAAAAAGTCGCGGGCCGCTTTCAGGGCCTCGGCCGACAAACGCGCGTCGGCAGCTGCCGAGGCGTAGGACGAGAAGAACGCCACGCGGTCAGCACCGAAACCGAAGGGGGTGGCGCCGAAGTCCTTTTGGACGAAAACCGTGGTGGTCAGGTCGGTGGTTTGTTCGGCCTGGGGTTTGCTGACGTTCACCACCACGTCAAGGGAGCGCGGCAGGGGCACGGCGCCGGCAATGGTCAGTGTCATGGTGGGGATCCTTCGGAAATGGTCAACGTGTGGTCAAACGCGTGCGGCGCCTCGACCGTTCGAACCGCGACAGATCCGATGGTTTCGGCTTCGCGGGTCAGTGTAACCGATGCGGAAAGGTTCAGTGTCACGTCTGCGCGGGTCTGCGTGCTGCCCATGTGGAGCTCGGACAGGTCGCGCGGGGTGGTGGCGCCCATGAACCCGCAAACCTTGAGCAGGTCAAAGGCGCGTTGGCTCAACCACAGGGATTGCACCAACTCGAAAGCGTGCGCGTAAGCCTGGCCGCCGTTGAAAGAAACTTCGAACGCCACGGTGGTCGCGTCATGGCGCACCATCTGCGTCGCGCCGTCGGTGGACAGCTTGACGGGCGGAATGTCCGAGAACGCGGAAACCTGGGCCCGGTAGTAGACGAACGGCCCGGCCGGGGCGGGGCTTTCGCCGAACCACCCGCGCACCAGCGTGCGGCCCGGGAACAGGTCGGCCAGCAGGTCGGCGCCAGCGGCCTCGATTTCAGACAATGACGCCATTTGCATCCTCGTATGCGGTCGCGAGGTAGCGTTGCATTCCGCCCGCCACGCTGCCCCAATTCTGAGGCCGCCACACCTTCCACAGTTGCCCGCCCCACCGGACATAGGTTTGGCGCGTCTCGACGGCCGCGCCGCTGTTTTGCTGGGTGTAGATCAACCCGGCGGTGTGCAGCACCCGCGCAGAGTCAAGGCTGAAACCCTCGGGCAACCATTTGGCGTCCGAATCGCCGGCGGGCTGAAAGGTGCCGGAAATGGTGCGGTCTGCCGACTGCACCGGCGTGGATACCCCCCGCGCGTCCCGCCCGTGGGCGACGTCAAAAACCTGCAGGCGTTCGGCGAACAGGTTGGCGGCAAGCGCGACGGGGAGCACCAACACGGCGTCAGCCTTCCGAGTTCGTCGGCACGACCTCGCGCACCTCAAGGTGCCGCGTGGAGGTCGCGAAGGCGTTCACGATCACGCCAGGCGTGACCGGGTCAGCCAACACGGATTCCGTGCGCTCACCGGTTTGCGGGTGGGTGTCCACCGCGATCAGGCGGCCGGCGTAGGGTTGGCCCGCGGGGATGAGGATTTGGACTTGGAGGGTCATGGCGTCAGGCCTCGGGGTTGGGGGTGATTTCGTCGGTGACCGTGGGCACGTCAGCCGGGGCGGCGTCCGACACCTCGGCGGCGACGAGGGCCGAGACGAGGGCCGGGGCGGCGTCCGACACCTCGGCGGCGGCGACGAGGGCCGAGACGAGGGCCGGGGTTTCCGCTTCGAGGTCGTGCAGGGTGCGGGTCAGCATGGCGCCGCCGTCACCGCGGGCGATGGCCTGGCGCGACTGGCGCAGCTGTTCGGCGATGCCTTCCAGCACGGCCGCGGCGGCCAGGGCCAAGCCCATGCCGGCCACGATGGTCGGGGTGATTTGTTGAACGGGGTTCATGGTTGGGGAGCCTTTCAAGACTTGGGCCGGACAGCGTAGGTTACCGCGTTGCGCATCATGCCCGTGTCTTCCAACGGGTTGTCATCGCCTTTTTGGCGATGGTGCTGGGTGCGTTCGGCGGGTTGGAAAAGTCGGCAATGGTCCGTTTCAGTGCCGACTCAGCGAAAGGGCCCATGGCTTCGAGCACCTGGGGGGCGGTGGTCTTGCCTTGGTTCATGGCCTGCACGCCGACTTCGCGGATTTCCGCCGTGTCCTTGACGGCCGCCACGGCGCCCGGCGTGAAGTAGTCACGTTGTGGGATGTTCGTGGTGCCGAATTGGTTGGCCGCCGCGACAAGCAACAGCGGCGTGCCGTCCGGGTAGCGTTGCCCGGCCCCTTCGGAGTTCGCAGGGAACCCCAGGGCCAGCCGGTCGCGGCCCGAATCACGATAGCGTTTCACCAGGGCCTTCAACCACCCCGGGTTTCGCTGCGTGACCACGGTCACCACGACAGGCGCCCCCGCGACAGCACGCGCCGGCGCAGCGCCGCGAAGGCCTGCCCATAAGGCGTTTGGCCTAACCACTCCTCGTTCGCAGACTTGCCCCGCACCGAAGCCGCAAACGACACGGTGAGGTTCTCGGCCGTTGCGCTTTGGATGGCGCCAGCCTGGGGCACCAGAACCGCGCCGGCGGCCGTTGCCGTGGCCGAAGCGGCCCGGGTGTCAGACAGGCTCAGGAGGTGCGCGCCGAACGTCAACACCGCGTCGCCGTACTTCACGCCCCAGGCCGGCGCGTCGAGTTCCTCGGCGGCCAGGTCCACGAACAGTTGCACCCGGGGGTCGCTGACGGGGGCGAACTCCGGGAACAGGGCGCGGAAGTTGGCAAGCGTGGCGTCCACGGTTTAGGCCTTGCGCGGGTTGCGGGCCGGGCGGGCGGCCTCGGCGGGCGCGTCGCCGTCCAACTGCACTTCCACCGCGTCGGTCTTGCGCGACAACGTCAGGTTGTCGGCGGGGTTCTCGACAATGTCGAGCTCCTCGGGGGCCACGGGCGGGGCCGTGTTCTGCAGTTCGTCGGCGTGCACGCGGGTGTCGCCGTCAACCGTCAGGTGCCGGCCGTCCACCAAGTGGTCGAAAATTTGCGGGGAGTGGCGGCGCAGGGATTGCCATTGGTCGGCCGGGACGTTCTCGGTGGCGCCGGGGTTGATGGTCACCGGCGGCCAGGTCTTGCCCTCGTCTTCGGAGTGGGCGACGGCGGCCACGATGAAAACGCGTTTCATCCGGTTGGTGATTTGGGGCATTTCGTGTTCCTCGAAAAAGTAAGGGGGCGACAAGCCCCCTTACTGTACCCGAATTGACGGCGCGGTCAGATGCCGTCAGCCTGCAGGGCGGCGGTGGGGAAGGGCCGGTGGAAACTGCCGAACTTGTACGTGGCGAACAGGTTGGTAGCCAACGCGGCATCCTGCGGGGGCAGCATGTTGAAAACTTCCGACATCGGCATGTAGAAGTTCTCGGGGTCGGTGTCTTCCAGAATGGCCCGGTTGGTGCCGCCCACGCCGGCGCCCTCGAGGTAGCGAACCGGCAAGATTTCCAGATCGCGGCCGGTGTTCGCGGTGTAAGCGTTGTTTTTCGCCAGGAACTCGGCGATGGTTTGGTTCACGCCGTTGCCGCCCGTGCCGTTGATTCGGGTGGACGTGATCTTGACCCACTGCGCGACAGGCAGGGACAGGCGGCCCGGCTTGAACACCATTTTGGAATTGGTCATGACGGTGCCAATCCAGTTTTGGACGTCCGCGATGATTTCATCCGGGGTCGCGACGGCCCAGGTGGTGCCGCCGGCGGCCTTGGCGCCTGCCGTGGTGATCGGGGTGAGCGAGTAGTCCAGCCAGCCCGCGAAGCCCAGCGAGTTGAACCCGTAGAAAAACACGTGTTCAATGTGGCGTTCGCTGGCCTCGCGCATCGCGGCGCCGTTGTCGGTGATGAGGTTCATCCCTTCGTGACCGAAGGCGACGGCGCGGATGTCGTCGAGGTCGATGGACGCGGACACGGCGGCCGACTCGAGCGGGATGGTGACCTTGTTCATGGTCACGCCGACGGTGGGAATGTCCTTGCCGACAGCTGCGCGGAAAGCGCCCTTGCCGCGGCGGTCGCGGACTCGGTAGCTGGTCAACTTGGCGCCCACGTTCACCGACGTGTCAAGCGAGGCGCCGGGGAGCACCTTGGACCACAGGATTTCCGGCAGCTTGACATCGACAGCGCCCGCGCGGACCTGTTCGAAAATGTCCACGGTGAAGCCCATGGCGCCATTCAGGCCCGAGGGGTTGCCGGGGGTGAACGCGTTTTGGACGATGACGGCCAGTTGCGCGGGTTGCACGCCCAGGTCGGACGCGAGTTTTGCCATGTTCAGAAAACGGGACATTTCGGGTTCTCCTTGTTGTCGCCTGGGGGTGCTTACAGCTTGATGCGGCCGACGGTGCCGGAAGCGGCGGCGCCGTACCACGTGGCGCCGGTCACTTGGATGCGGCCAGCGCCGGCGGCGTTGGTGAACTCACCCACGGGAATGCCGGCGTCCGACACGCTCATGTAAACGGCGTCACCGTCCGCCACGGTCGCGTTCGCCTTGGCAAACACGATGTCGCCCGAACCGAGTTCGGAGACGGGGACGACGGTGGTGGCGCGGATCGAAACCGCGTTGTTGCTGGCGTCTTGCGAGGTCGCGCCGTACAGCAGCGCGACGCCCACGATGTCGCCGGACACGCTGCCCGCCAACGGCGTTTTGACGCCGTAGGGGGTCAACAGTTCGTCATTCTGGCCGTTGGCGGTGCCCTTGACGACGCCGCGGCCCAGGACCACGACGGATTCGGTGCGGAAAGAACGGATGCGTTTGGACAGCACCGCGCCGCCGATGTCGGCGATTTGGCCGGGGTAGCCGGCGGCGAAGGTGTCGAAAACGGCGGTTTGAACGGCGTTCATGGTCATGGTCGGTTCTCCTGCGAAGGCGTGCGCCTTACTTGGCGTGCGGGTAGAGGGCCGCGCGGCGGCCTTCGTTGGTGGCGAAGTTCAGGGCGGGGGCGCCGTTGCCTTCGGGTTTGGCGTTCACGATCTGGTGACCGGCCGGGACCGCGGGGGCGGTCTTGGGCAGGACGTCGCGCATGGTCGAGAACATGCCGCGCACAAAGGCTTCGTCGGCCTTGTCGGCTTCGATGGCCTGGGCGCCGCGCGCCGTGCGCACGCTGTTGACGACGTGCAAGCGCAGCGCGTGCCCGTGCAGTTTGCGCGCTTCGGGCGTCAGGGTCAGACCGGCCGAATTCATGACCTTGCCGGCGTCTTCGCGTTCCTCGGTCATTTCTTCGGCGGCCTTTTCGATGCCCTCGGGGTTCATCGCGGCGTTCAACTGGTCTTGCAGCGCGGCCACTTGGCCTTCGAGCTCGGATTTTTGCTTGCCGAGTTCGGCCATTTGGCGGTTCACCTCGGCCAGCTGGTCCAAGGTTTCTTGGATCTTGGCCGGGTCGGCGGCGTTGGCGGCCTTGGTGTCGAGCTCCTCGACGGCGGCCACATCCTCGTTTTCGACGCGGATGGTGCGGCCAGTGGCACGCAAACGGATTTGGGTGGTCGGCATTTCGGCCCCTTTGCGATTGTTCAGAATTCGGACGGAAGACCCGGCGCGGCCGGTGCCCTGCGGCAGGATTGCCAAATGATTGTAGCGAATTTGCCGGAAAACCCCGTGGTATGGATTGCCCGCGCCGTCAATACCGGGCGTCCATTCCACGTTCGCGTCATAGGCCGACGAAATTTCTTCCAGCCGTTCGGGGTCGCCCACGGGGAGCATGATCCGGCGCACGGTTTCGGGGTCCACCACCAGCACGTCGGCAAACAAGGTTTCATCGCGGTAAACCGGGGTGCCGGCGATGTTGCCGCACGACGCGCCGACGGTGCCCACGTCCTGCCAGATGTGGCCCACCGTGGCGGGCATGCCCTCAAGGCTTTTCACACTCTCGGGCGCGGCCAGTTCCTCGGCGGGCACGAACACGCGCACGAACCCGTCACCGCCAGGGGCCGGGGCGCCTTCGAGCTCCTCGGGCAGGTAGCGCAAGACATCGACACGCAGCACGGCCACGGTGCAGCGCAAAAACCCGGTGGCTTCGTCGAGGCGCCATTGTTGGTTCACGACCCGGGCGGTGGTCAGCAGTTGGGTTTTCATACGAATTGCGCTTTCAGTTTCGCCAGGTTCAACACCGGTTCGGCGTAGCACCGGCATTGTATGGCGTGGCCTGGGTGGCCGTCTTCGGGCGGTTCGTCCCACCGAAACAACTTCCCTTCGCGGCGGTAGTGGTCACCGTGCAGGCGCGAGGGCGTCGGGTAAAGGCCGCCGGGGTTGCCCACCACGCGCGAATCCTTGGACGTGCGCCAAATGTATTCCTCGATTCCGTTGGACGCCTGGCGCGACTGATTCAGGGCGGCGGTGACTTTGCTGGTCTGGTCGCGAGCGATGAGCCTGGCGCGGTTGTCTGTTTGCGCCCCGATGGCGCGCAGCTGTTGCACCAGCGACGGCCCCGTGGCCGACGTGCGGCCGGCGAAGTTGTCCATGATGGCCGACGCGACTTTAAAGTGGTGCTCGTCGGAAATGGACCGAATCAAAGCCACGTTCGCGTCGCGCGCCAACGCCAGGTCGGCGGCCGTCTGCGGGTCGTCAATGACCCGGGCGAACTCCACGCCCAGGGCCCGCGCCACGGACTGTTCAAAGGCCTGTTTCTGCGTTCGGCTGACTTCGTCCACGAACACGTTAGCCACTTCGGGCGCGAACCGTGCGGCGCGTTCCCTGGCCTCGGCGGTCATGGCCTGCAGGGCCTGCGCGATGGCGGCCCGCTGGGCGCCCGAGGCGATGAGGTCGGACAGGTTCGCCGTTTGCGCTTCAAGGAACCGGACTTGGTCGGACAACGCCCGGTAGTAGTTGCCGAACGCGCGCCGGCTGGCCTTCGTCGGGCGAAGGGCGCGGCGTTGTTTTCGCGCCTTGCGCGCGTCGTCCGGTAGCAACACAGTCATTTTCAGGCCTTGACACCGTGCGCAAACGTAGTTAAATTAACGACATCGCAACACGCAACACCCCGAAGGATACGCCACATGAACGCTCAAGCCCAAGCCGAGTTCGCCCGCATCGTGGTTTCGTCGGCCGTCGAGTTCGTCGCCAAGAAATGGGGCGTCACCGCGCAACAGGCCTTGCGCCAGATCGCCGAAGACGCACAGAACGGCACGGTGTCGGGCCTGACCGCCGCGTTTCAAGCCCTTGTCGCTGAAGCCCGCGCCGCCCTGGCCTCGGGCGAGCTCCACGCGTTCTTGCGCCTTGCCTGAAAGGAACCCGGCCCATGCAATCCCTGATTCACGTCAAGCACACGTGCGGCCGGCTTGAGCCGGTGTCGGCCACGCTGTTCGAATTCTCGGTGGGCGGCGACGTCGTCGAGTTGGCCGTGCATGCGCGCGTGTCCGACGCCCCCGGCTGGACCGTCACGCACGTGGCGAGCGGTTCGGCGGCCTGCCACTTTCCCGACGCGGACGTGGCCGCACAGTTGCCGATCTGGGGCGCCGAACACGCGCCCGTCGCCACCGCCCTCGGCGCCTTGAACACGCTGGTGTGCCGGCTGGGCGCGGCCCGCGTTCGGTCGGTGTTCGCGAGCGCCAAACCCCTAATTGACGCAGGGGGTTGACAACGGCGCGGAATGTAGTTAAATTAACTACATCGACAACGCACCGGAGAACACGACATGGCTACTTTTCAAACGGGCAAGACCTACACCACCCGCAGCGTCTGCAACCACGATTGCGTCGTGTCGGTCGTGGTGGCCTCCCGCACTGCCAAAACGATCAAGACCGACAAGGGTCAAACCCTGCGCGTCGGCGTGCACGACGGTGTCGAGTTCGTCAAGCCCTGGGGTAGCTACAGCATGGCCCCCATCGTGCGCGCCGCCTAACCCCTCAACCCCGGCCGCCCAGCGCGGCCAGAAAGGAACCCCCCATGGCCCTCATGGTCACAACGGACACGGTCCTTGCAGACAACGTCCAAGCGGTGTTCAAACTCAGCGATGGCCCCGGCTGGGTGTGCATGACTTTGTTGGGCCCGTTGCCCCTTTTCGACCTGTTCACGCATGCCGAACGTCGGGGCGAGTTGAACCAATTTGCATCCGTCACGGTGGACCGCATGCACATGGACGACTTCGGCACGCTGCAGGGCGGCGAACTCCGGGGGTTCCGTCCATGGGACTGACCACCGAACAACTCGAAGCCCACGCGGCCACGTGCACGGGGCTTGTGCAACCGTCCGACCCTTACGCGCCGGTGCTTTGCCCGCGCTGCGCCGAGCTCAAGAAACGGCGTGAAGCCCTGGCCGAGGCCGCCCAAAGTTGCGAGGTCTTGCGCTTCAAATACTGGACGATGCTGGGGTGCGTGCGAGGCCAACGGCTCGAGCTCCTGACCGACCCAACCTTGACCCACTTGGCCGCCCAAATCGACGGGCTCCACGAAGCGTTCGAAGCGCGCGTGCATGCCCTCGCCAACCCGAAGGACTGACCCCATGACGAAAGAAACTTGGACCCCGACCGAGGAGGCGGCGTTTGTCGCCCTCCAAGAACGCCGCGAACGCGTGCAAGCGGCCATGAAAGCCGGCGTGACGACGTTGGTGGATCGCCACTTTACCGGCATGCAAGCCGAGGCGAAAAACGCGCTGTTTTCGATCCTCACGAAGCACGCGGACGATTGGCGCGACGCCCTGGCGCCGTTTGACTCGGGCGTGCGGCCTGAACCGCCCCAGGTGCCCGAATGCGCCCCGCCGGGCGGGTGGGTCCTGCACCATTTGCCCCTTGACCATCGGTTTGGGGTTCCTTGGCCGGTTTCTTACCGCCCCGACGCCGGGCGCCGCATTATCGCGTTTTTGCGCGGCGGCAAGCACCTGGGCCCGGCCGATGTGGATTCGTTCGCCTGGGGTGTCACCGGTGACACCTCCGACATTGTTTCGTGGCGCTACGCCGATTGACTCAACCAACGACAGGAGAAACCAAGCATGCCCAGCAAAACCGCTTTCAAGATGCACGAATTCCACCGCGACGACGCGTTGCAGGCCTACTGCCTGGCAATCGGGGGCCGCCCGGCCCTGCAGTTGCCTGCGCACCTCGTCACGCCGAAAACCGCCGTGGCCGTCGGCGAATTGGTGGCCGCCGCCAACGTGGACCGCAAGACCTTGTGCACGCTGGCCGACTACACCGAGCGCCTCGACGAAATGTTGGACGCCTACCACCTGGCGCCGTGGTGGCTTCGCGTGTGGTGGGCCTTGTCCAACTCGTTGCCCTACGTCAAGCCGCGGGAGGTGGAGCCGACAACGCCGCGTTGATCTGGTCAAGGGCGGCGGCCGGATCGGTCACGGGTTCGGGCTCAGGTTCGGGCGGCGTGATCGTGGCCGCTTCGATCAACAGGGCGTCGCGTTGCTCGAGCTCCCGCAACGCGGCGTCGTCATCCAGCAATCCGGCGCCCACCAGCGACACGACGTTGGCGACGTCCTGGGTGCGGATGTTGGACTGTTCCACCTCGGACAGGGACCACAACGGCGGGAAGTCAATGGCGAGCTCGTTGGCGGCCACGAAGCCTTGACCGAACACCGATCGGCCCAGCACCTCGGCCAGCTGCATCGCCCGCGGTTGCCAGGTCACGCGCTGTTCGGACTCCAAGCGGCCATAGTAGTTTTCCAAGTCGCTTTCGCCCGTCGCGTTCAGGCCGCCGGGCGCCTGGCCGAGGAACCGCGTGGCGGGGATGTCCGAGGCGGCCGACAGGATTTGCACGAACGACAACACCAACTCGGGCACGCTCCCGAAACTGGCGTTCATGGTGCTGATCGTGTCGCCGTCGCCCGGCTGGCGGTCGATGACGGCGCCCCGAAAGTTGTTGATCTGGTTGACGATGTCGGCCATTGCGGACATTGCCCGTTCGCCTTCCTTGGTCCCGACTAGGTCCATGGTGTCCATTTGGGCGATGATGACCGATGCACGTTGCACCAAGTGGTAAGCCCCCTGGCGGGTGCCGGTCGCGCGCATGAGCTCGTCATAGATCGGCAGCAACACCGACGTGCCGAAGCCATCGCGGCGGATGAACGACACGGACGACATCAAGGCGTCATCGGTGGACAACAACGGGTCGCCGTCGAGGACGACGAAACGCGATCGGTGCACGTGCTGGCTACCCCGGACGGTGTAGACCGAGGGCCGCCCGTAGTCGGCGCTTAGGGGGTTGGTGTCATAGTCCCGCGGCGCCAGCGAAGACCGGGGGATGACGTTCAAGAACTTCAAGCCGCCTTTTTGCACGCCGGCCAGGTTCAAAGGCTTGGACGGGTCATCGGTGCCGTCTGCCACGCCCAGGAACACCACCGCCCCGCCCACCAACCGTTCAAGCCGGCCGGCTTGTTTGAGCACTTCGAGCACTCGGAGTTTTTCGGTTGCGGCCAGCATGTCGGCCGCGTGCTGTTCGCTCAGGCCGTCATAGCGCCAGCCCTCGCGCAACACGTCGTGCACGGGAATGGACACGATTTTGCGGGCCTGCCAGTCGGTGTGATACAGCTGGACGGCGAATTTGTCTTGCATCCACGGTGTCATGAATTGGAACAAAGGCGCCTGCCCGGATCCCAAGTCATGTTCGCCGCCCAGGCCTGACGCCCGGGCCACCGAGTTAGCCGCCCGCACTTGTCGGCGGCGCCGCGTTGCCTGTTTGGTCATGTTTCGTTCCGCCACCGTGGAAAGTCCAAATGCTGACGGCCATGGTGGTGCCGTCCACGTCTTCGTCGTGCGCGTGGGTGTCGTCAGCGGTAAACGCCGAATGCTCGTCGATGTACGCCCCGACCCACTCGCACCCCGGGATTGTGTCAGACGGGGCCCACACGTCCCCGTTAAAAATGTTCCACGACGCCTTGTTGGCCCGGCCCACCTTGTCGGCGGGGTAACCGTAGTCCGTCGGTTTCCACAATTGCACCTTGTGGCCGTGCACGCGCTGTTCGACCGAGCGTTGCCGCGTCATGGCCTGGGCGAGGGACACGCCCGAGGCCTTGGCCTCGATGTAAAACCGTTTCGCCTGGGGGTGGGCCTGCCAGAACTTCGCGGCATGCTGCAGCATTTCGGGGAACTCCCAACGGCCGTGCAGGCGGTCGAGCAGGTACAGCCGGCGCGCCCCCTCGGCGCCCCAAAAGTAAAAGCCGCTCGGGTCGTTGGCTTCGTCTTTGGTGTAGGCCGTGTCCGCCGTGATCCAGAACGCCGAGCACCGGGCCATGACCTCGTCGCGGTTGGCGTAGAAGCGCCACCACGATTCCCGGAAAATGCCGCCGCCCGAGGGCCGGGGGTCTTGTTGGTACTGCCCCGCGAACGTCTCGCCCGCCAGGGGGTTCGCCTGGCCGCGGTCGTTCTTGCGGTCGCGCATGGCCTTGAGGTCGGCCACGGTGTGTTTCGCCGGCCACAATGCCCGCTCGTTTGGCGTGCCCTCGTCGATGAGCGCCGCTAACCGGCGGTGGTGCCAGGCCATGGACGTGTCGGCCAGGACGTGCGCGGTGAAGTCCTTTTGGTGGATCCGCTGCATGATGAGCAACACCGGCGTGCGCGGGCTGTTGCGCCGGCTTCGAATGGTGGTTTCCCACCGCCCGTTGATCCCTTCGCGAATCGTGTCGTGCCTGGCGTCGTCGGGTTTCAACGGGTCGTCAATGAGCAGGCAACCCGAGAACGTGAACGCGCCGGTGTCGGGGTCCACCTCGTCAAGCCGGCCGGCGCCGAAGCCGGTAACCGTGCCCCCGGTGGCCGCCGCCAAGAACGTCCCGCCCTGGGCCGTCTGCCACGCCCCCTTCGCGTCCTTGTGCGCCTTCAACGTGATGTGGGGCCACAGCTGGCGAAACTCCCGCGATTTCATGAGGTCGCGTATCGCGTCGGAGTTTTCGTAAACCAGCGGTTGGCTAAAGGACAGGTGGATGAACTCGCATCGGGGGTTTTTGACGTAGCACCACGCCACGAACAGCACCACGCACAGTTCGGTTTTTGAGTACCGCGGCGGCATGTTTTCAATGAGCCCCGTGGCGCCGCCAGGCAACTCCCCGCGCCACATCGCCATGAGGTCGTCGCACAAGATCCGGTGATGTTCCGCGAAGACGAACGACGACCCCTTGCGGACCTTGAAAAAGTAGCGGGCGAAGAATTCAAACGAGGCTTCGCACTCCTCCCGCAGGACGTCGAGCACCTGGGCGTCGGTCAAGCCCAGGTCGGCGAGGGGGTCGGCTGTTGTCATGGCGCCAATTGTGCCCGACTCGTCAACAGGGGGTTGACGGGGCCGGGGAATGTCGTTAAATTAACTACATCGACAACGCACCACGAAAGGAAACCCGCCATGTTTTACGGCATTGTCACCCAGGTGGACGGCAGCTACACCGAACGCCAGTTGCGCGCCTACCCGCTGCAGGCCCAACGCACCGCCGACGGCGCCCAGGCGGTGCCCGCTGCGAAGGTCCGCCGCTTTCGTCAGCGCCTGCGCACCCCGCACGTCGCGCACGTCGTGGCCGGCGGCATCGTCGTGACCCAAATCACCAAGGCCGAAGCCGACGCCCTGTTGAACCCGTAAGCCCAACCCCGAAAGGAACCGAATCGTGCGAATCAACGTCTACAGCCAAGAACTGACCGACGAAGTCCAAGAAATTCACAAGCGCAGCAACACCGGGGTGACCTACTCGGCCGCCCAGCTGGTGCTGCACTCTTCGCCGCGTCTGCACCACCCACCCGCCGATGACGACCGTAGCGCCGTCACTTTCTGGCTACCAAAGTCACCCGAACGCCGCGAACAAATGGCCCTCGCTTTTGAACGCATCGCGCACGTCTTCCGCACCGCACCCCCCGAAACCGGCTTGGATTGACCGTGCACACCGACGGCCAGGGGTATCGCCTGCCCACCGCCCCGCCCGGCTGGCCGTTTGGCCGGACTCCTTTGCCCCCTCCCGCGCCCGCTCAGGACGCACCGTTTTAAAAGGCCCCGACCATGGACCACCTCGCCCGTCTGGTGCTCTATTCGCGGTTCGTGAACCCCCAACCTGGGGAGCCGGCCGCCGCCTATGAACGGCGGTTCTGGCGGGTGCGCGCGGTGCTTGAGTTCGTCGAAGACGCCGCCTACACCCTGGCCGCCCTGTTGCTTGGCGGCATCGCCGGTTTCCTGTTCGGGCTTGCGGGGTGTTGACAACGGCGCGGAAGGTAGTTAAATTAACTACATCGACAACGCACCGGAGAACACGACATGACCAAGCCCAGCACCTTCGCCCAGGTCGTCGCCACCATGGCCGCCACGCTCACCGCCCAAGTCGGTGTCGCCGTTGAAGTGACCCACCGCGGCGCGGATCTTTGGACGGCCAGCTTTGAGGGCACCGCCGCCCACCCGGCCGCCGCCCTGGTTGAGGTGCTGCGCAAGGTTGGCACCGACGTGACCGTGGACGCCTGCGAAGACCTTGAAATGACCTGCGTTTACTTCAAGGCCTGAGCATGCCCGGCCCCCGCGAAAACACCGCCACCGTCGAGGGCCTGCGGGCCCAGGTGCTGGCGCATCCGATGTGCGCCCGCCTGCGCGAAGTGGGCGGCGCGTTCGTGGTCACCTATCCCGCCGGCGCGCACCCCGCCGTTGACGGCGCGCGGTCGTCCTACAGCGACGGCAAAGCCCGCGCCCTCGAACGCCTGTTGCCGGTCCTTGAGCGCCATTGGCGCGAGGGCACGCCGTCATAACAGGCCGCGCAGGGCCTTGACGACCCGGGCGCGCTGTTCGGGCGTCAGCGTTGCCGCGTCGGTCGTGACGACGCCCACGGCGCCCGAGTGCTTCACGTGCTCGGCCAGGCCGCCCAGGACCTTTGCAATGTTGGTCAAGGCCGCATCCTGAGAACGGGTGTGAATCTTGAACCCCGATTTGGTCCGCTCCACCCCAGCGAACAGGCGTCGCGCCGCCGGCGATACGTTGCGCAGGTCGGCCAGTTGGACCCGCTCGATTCCTTCGCCCTCGCAGTGCGGACACTCGGGATGTGGGCCGCGCGTGCGGCGGAAACCATAGCCCCCGGCCAGGTCCGGCGCCGGCTTGCCCGCCTCGACCGCCTTGGCGCATTCCAAGGCCCATTCGTTTTCGTCGCGCCACTGATAGCGGTGGTCGAAGCCCCAGCAATGGCGGCAGGCATCCCGCACGATGCGCGCGAGCTCGGACGGATCCGCCCGCACCAGCTGCACCCACTCAGCGAGAACCCATTGCATATCGACTTGCGCCGCTTCGAGCGCGGCGGCCTTGTGCGCGGCCAGGGCGGCGGCCACGCGGGGGCGATGCTCGACCGACGAGGCCTTGACGGCCGCCGTCTGCTTTTTCATGCCTGCGGTTGAGTACGCCGCTTCGTAAGCCTCCCTCACCCCCAGCCCGCGAAGCCTGGCGGCCACAAAAGCGTTTTCCCGGTCGGTCAATGTGCTGCGTTTCATGCCTGCGATCCTAAACCCACCCGCCACGACCCGCCACAACGCGATTCGGTGGGTGCTCTAAGTTGTTGATTTTAAAGCCTTACCCTCTTTACCCTCTATACCCTCTAGTAAAGATAGAGTGTTAAAGAATAACGTATAAACGTAAGTATGATTTTATATGTAGGTAGGCGGGGGAGTAGCGGACCCTCATGGTGGGTGCGGGGTTTTTACGATTTTTGCCCCGTTTTCCCCTATGTGTTGCGTTACCCCGCCGAAGTGGGTAAAGTTGAAAAAAGTATGATTTGAGGGGTTCCGATGCTCAAGATTTCACGCCAAGATGCAGCCAGGCTGGGCCGAAAAACGTACAGAACCGCCAAGCCTTGCAAGAACGGCCACGATTCCCCCCGCTACGTTTCGACCGGCCAGTGTGTCGCCTGCATGTCCAACCGCTACGCCGAGGCCGTGCGCCAGGCCGACAAGCCCCGTTGCGTGACTTACCGTTTGAGGGCTTCGGACGTCGCCGAGGTCAACGCCCTGGTGCTGGCGCTGTTCCTGCAGCGCGGGGAAGTCCCTCCCGAGCTCCCCGCTATTGACGCCGCCGTCATTGGTCGTTAATATCACTACACCTCAACTTCAACCGGGCCCCAACCGTGACCCACATTCATTCCGTCGTGCCGGCCGTTGACGCGCTGGTGTTCTGGCCCCTGCCGCCGCGGCGCCCCGTCTCGGGCCGGGTGTGCCGCGTGCACGGCGCCGTCGTCGTGGTGACCGAAGTCGGCCGCGTCTATTCCAGCGAAGTGCAAGACCGTGTCGCCTACCTGCGCGGGTCGGCGAAGTTTGAAAGCACGTTTGCCGCCCTGGTGAAACTCGGCGTCGTCTCCAAGGCCGAAGCCGACGCACACTTGGCCGACATCGCGGCCATTCGCAAGGCCGATTCCGACAGGTGGGAGGCAAAACGCATGCTCGACGGGGCGAAGGCCCTGGGCATCAAACTGACGGTGGCGCAGCGCGGGCAACTGTTGCGCGTGGCGATGGCCGCCGTGAAGGGTGGCCGCCGTGGATGACCGCCGCACGCTTTCGTTCGTCACCGACGCGCCAGTGGTGGAGGTCGTCGGCCACGGGTACAACGACGCCGAGTTGCCCCCGGGCTTTGATGCCGATGGTGAACGTGTCGTGGTGCTCAAGCGCATGCGCGAGGCCAACCCCGGCGCGCTGGTGCAGCTTGTCGAGGGCGGGAAGTGGACGCCGTACCGCGGCCCGCGCGACTTCGCAAACCAGCACCGCCAGGCGTCCAAGCGCGTCGCCCGCAACCGAGCGCGCACCAAGGCCGCCCATCGTGCCCGCATGGCGCAGAAAGGCCGCAAGTGAAGCCGCTGGCCCTTGATGTGTGTTGCGGTAGCCGCATGATGTGGTTTGACAAAGCAGACCCACGCGCGTTATTTGGTGACATTCGACGCGAAACCTTGACAGTCACCGACAACAGCCGGGGCAACCCCTCGGGCGTCCGAACCGTGACGATTGATCCGGACGTGTTGTTTGATTTCCGGGCGTTACCTTTCGCGGACGCCTCGTTTAAGGTCGTGGCTTTTGATCCTCCCCACTTGGTGCACGCCGGGCCGCGGTCTTGGCTTGCCGCCAAGTATGGTCGGCTGGGAGACTGCTGGCGGGAGGATCTGGCCAGCGGGTTCCGCGAATGCTTCCGCGTACTTGAGCCGGGCGGCGTGCTGGTGTTCAAATGGAACGAAACGCAAGTAAAGGTGCGCGAGGTTCTCGCACTTTGCCCCGTGCCGCCGATGTTCGGGCAAGTTTCCGGCCAAAAAGGCTTCACCCATTTTCTAGTTTTCGTGAAGGGGCACGCGTGATTTCGTTTGGATCCGTCTGTAGCGGCATCGAAGCCGCCTCGGTGGCCTGGGGCCCGCTGGGCTGGCGTGCAGCGTGGCTGGCCGAGATTGAAGCATTTCCGGCGGCGGTGCTGGCGCACCACTACCCCGAGGTGTCGAACCTCGGCGACATGACACAGATTGCGGCCATGGTGCGTGCGGGGCTGGTTGAGGCGCCCGACGTCCTTTGTGGCGGCACGCCGTGCCAGGCTTTCAGCGTTGCGGGTTTGCGTCGTTCGCTCGACGACGCCCGCGGCAACCTATCGTTGACCTTTTGCGAACTTGCCAATGACATCGACACCCGCCGAAAGGCCCTTGGAAAGCCCCCCGCCGTCGTCTTTTGGGAAAACGTCCCCGGCGTGCTCACCACCCGAGACAATGCTTTCGGTTGCTTCCTGGCGGGACTGGCCGGCGAAGCTGATCCTCTCAGTCCACCAGGGGGAAAATGGGCAAACGCTGGTTTCGTGCTTGGTCCCCAAAGAACAGTCGCGTGGCGGATCCTTGACGCCCAATATTTCGGAGTGGCCCAACGACGCCGCCGTGTGTTCGTTGTCGCAAGTGCTCGAACGGGGTTTGATCCCGCAGCGGTTCTTTTTGAGTTCCACGGCGTGCGCCGGGATACTGCGCCGCGCCGAGAAGCGGGGCAAAACCTTGCCGGATGCCTTGCGGCATGCACTGACGGCGGTGGTTTCCCGGGGACCGACGAAGCCCTAGGGGGTTACGTTCAACCCGCTGTTGTCGGCCCCCTGACGGCAGCGTGCGGCCCGAACGGTCACGGTGGTAGCGGGCTTGCAACGGACAAGGGCGCCGAGGCCGGGCACATCCTGGCGTTTGGCGGCAACCGCACCAGCGGCGCCATTGACGTGTCGCCGGCGTTGCTTGCCCAGCCTGGCAGCGGTTGGAAAGGGGACTTTGAAAGTGAAACTTTCTTGGTCGCCCACACCTTGCGCGGGGAGGGCTTTGACGCGAGCGAAGACGGCACGCACCCCAGCGTGCAAAAGGTCGCCAGTTTTGACGACGTGGCCCAATGCCTGCGCGCACGGACCCCGGGCAACATTGACAACAGTTCCACCACGGTCGTCGCGCAACCGTCGACCGGTGTCGTTTACGCGCACTACAGCCACGACTTTGCACACGACCGAATCACCGACCCATCGGGTGTTTCGCCAAGCCTGGCCGCTGCGTCCAACGCGTCGGGAGGGTTGAACGTGGCGGTTGCCTTCAACGCCAACGCACAAGCCGACCAACTGCCGAGCGTGGGGCGCGACACCAGCGTGAACGACGGTTTGACCTGTTCCCAACAAGCGGCCGTCGCGTTGCAGTGGCAAGGCGGCAGCGCGCAGGATCAAGTGGTTTCCCCGGCGGGTGTTTCGCCCACCCTGGCGCACAGTTCCTGCGCGCACGGCGGCCATAACGAACCGAAGGTGTTGCAGGGCTTGCAGGTTCGCCGCCTGACCCCGGTGGAATGCGAGCGCCTGCAGGGCTTCCCGGACGGCTATACCGACATCCCATGGACCGAGTATCAGCGCATTCAGAGGCAGGCAGAGAAGGCTGGCTCATCGTTCGAGGCTGAGCTCAAAAAGCGCGGGAAGGTGCTGCGCGGCCCGAACACGCCTGCGTGCCCGGACGGCCCCCGTTACAAGGCCCTGGGCAACTCCTGGGCCGTGCCGGTCGTGGCGTGGCTTGGGGAGCGCATCTACTGCGAAATTTTGATGGCCGAGATTCAGGAGAACGCCGCATGATCGGATCCCGTTGGCGCCCCGGTCACCGTGTGCAGCACGGCCCCGAGCGCGGCGCGTTTGAGGAGGTCAACAGCCCGTGCAGCACGCAGGCCGAAGACCGAGTGCAACGCGCGCTCCTGCCGAGCTCCTACCGCCCCGGCCGCGCGCCCGTGGCTTTCCGCCCTGAGTGGAACCACGCGCGCCGTGTGCTGGGCCTGCCGCCCTTGCAACCCCCGAAAGATCGCACCATGTCCCGACATACTCGAATCGTGCTTGCCATTTTCGCCTTTGACCTGGCCGTGGTGGTCGGGGTCGTTGTCCTTGCCTGCCGTCACCTATGAAAACCGCAATCCCCCAAGATCCCGCGCAGTTGCGCGAAGTCGCTGGCCTGAGCGTGCGTGAAATGTCCGCCCTTGCCATGTTCATCGACCCCACGGCGTGGAACCGGGTGGAGCGCACCGGCGGCATTGACCCGGCCCGGCTGACGCTTACGCGTGCACGTGTGGCGATCCGCAACGGTTGCGGGGCGGCCGAGGTGCGCGCCATTGTCGAGGGGCTGGCGTGATTTCCCGGCCCCTGACCGTCGGCCAGGTGGTGTACTTGGCACGCGAGAACACGAACGCCGAACCGACGCCGGCCACGGTGGTTTCGGTCGCGCGCAAGTGGGCCACCCTTGACCATGGCGGCCTGAAACGTCGGGCCGAGAAAGACACGGGGCACGTCATTTGCCCGGCCTGGGGTCTGACGCATGAGGCTTGGGAATCGCTCGAAGCGTGGCACGCCGAGCGCCGCCACGCGGGCGCCTGGCACCGCTTGCGCCGAGCGTTGAACGTGCACCCGCTCCCCGATCGGCCGACGTTGGAAAACATCGAACGGGCCGCCGCGTTGCTGGGTGTTGACATCCGGCCGAAAAGTAGTTAAATTAACTACATCGACAACGCACCGGAGAACACACATGGCCGACGTCTTCCAGCAAATGCGCAACATCCAAACCGCTACCCTGGCCGCCCGTGCCCGCTTGGCCGACAAGACGGTCAGCACGCAAGTGAGCAAAGGCCGCGGCCAAGTCACCCGCGTGACCTATGACGCCAAAGGCCATTCCACCGTTTCGCCCGCTTCCGATTGGATGCCCGTGGCGCAGTTGCCCGCCGCCCTTGACGCGCTGACAGCATGACCTGCCGCCACACTCAAGCACACCGCCTCGCCTACCCCGGCGGGGTTCTGGTGGATCAATGCAGCGTTTGCGGCGCCGTGATGTGGGCGCATCGGTTGCCCTGGTGGCGACGGTGGTTCAAGCGCACATGAAACAACGCCCGGCATGCCGGGCGTT